CGAGCTTGTAGAATACACTTGATCATCTTTCAAGAGAATGTAGGATAACGTTGCTCTTTGTCCTTCTAATGTTCGACCTTTTCGGTATTCTTGAATCATGTCGTATCCGTCAAAGTGGAGACTTATGGAAGCACTGTTCGACTGTGGGTCGATTCCCATATCATCGACTTGTTCTTCGAATGTTATCTCGCTCAAACTACCACCGTATTCGAATCCATCAAAAACGACTGGTTTTGTTGAAAATCGGTGGTATTGTCCGAACCAGTTTATTTCGATAAGAAATATCAACTCTGCGTTTTCGTAGTCTGATTGTGTGTACTGCATATTAAATCGTCTCTCGTATGTTCACGGTCGAAACTCGGAATACTTCCGAATCGTTTTCATTTCCGATAACATGTTCAATACTGATTTCGCCTTGAATCGTTCCGTAGAAGAGTTCGTTTCGTGAGTTTCCGATATAATCTTGTTTGACGGATACCGGTATTGATGGAATATAAACAAGCGGTTTCGATTCTCCGTCCATCTTTCGCAATAGATTAATCATTGTATAAGGAGTGTCGGACGGTGCTGATATTGGCAACGCTCCACCGGCCGTTGTTGCTGCGTAATAATCTGCACTTGTGGAGTCGAAAAGTTCCGAAACGTCGACACCTTGTGACCATGCAATCCGAAGATTTCGATATCCTTCATGTACTTTTCTGGTTCTTCGTACTCCGTCTTGTGTCTCGCTTGTTTCGATACCCGGTGTGTGTGTTATTGTTCGGCCGTTACCGTATTGTTGTGGAGCGATGAAAGGACCCGCCAAAAATGCTCCAATCTGAAAGAATCCATCAACCGTATCTTGTGCGTCGATTGTGATTCGTAGAGCCGAACCAGATGTCGCCCCGGCTAAGTGTCGAAGATATACTATCTGATTAGGAATGAGATAACCCGTTGATATCGTTGTTGGGTCTGCATTGTCGAAGTCTTCCAAGAATAGAACCGCTCTTTTCGATGTTGTTGTGTTGTTTAAGTATCCGGCCGTGTTTCCTTTGATTCGTCGAACTGTTCCACCCCCCATATCAAAAGAATAGCCTTTGCACTCGTCTAACTCTACATATACACTCGTAGGACTTGCATTGGTTGAACGTATGACGTTTCCAACTCTCTCCCATGTTGTTCCGCCTATCTTATTGTTTATCGATGCCAAGGAGACCCAAGATGTCGTACTTTGGTCGTATACATCCACGTCAAAAGACCGAAAGTTAATGTTTCCAAAATATAGACCGATGGAGTCCGAACCGATGTCTCCATTTGCATTCGCTTGTAATGTTGTATCCCAGTATAGAGCGATTTTTTGTTCGGTCTCGTTTGCAGATCTGTACACTTGTCTTGGTGTTGGTGAGCTCGTATGGAATATACGACGAATCGGATACAAAGAGTCTGGTTCGATGTTGTAGAACTCTCCACGATATGCAGGGCCGTCGAAAGTAGAGATTTTAATCCCATCTGTCAGATATACATATTGACCTTTTGGGGGATATTGTCTTGCGTTCAAGTCTTCGGGATTTGTTTGGCCATCCAACTGCGCTCCTGTTCGGTCTCCATACGAGAAGTGCATTTCGTACCATTCCGTCTCCGTATCGGTACTCGCTCCACTTGTGGTTGTTATGTGTCCGAATCTGACGTATTGGTTTGGGTATCCACCGCCACTCGTTACGGTTGCACTCGCAATACTTACCCATCTTTTTACTCTCGGTCTGTCTGCGTTTTGATGTATCCATACATTTAATTTATTGTTCGCAATACTTGCCAAGATTTCGAAAGTTGTTGTCGTATCCATCGTGTAATTACTGATCGATGAACTTCCTAAATCATCTTCAACATATATCGCATTTGTGTTTATCCATATGTTAACCGAGTTGTCGTTCGTGGTTATGTTGACTCCTCGGCCACTAGTATTCGAACCTTCTTGTACTGCTCGGAGACGTGTTCGAAGTATGATTCCTTGTGAAGATGTCGACGTAATTGCAGAACTTCGAACGAATCTATTTTGCGAAGTTGTTGTCGAAAACTCTGTATATTCTGAATTGGCGGTTATTGTTCCAGTACCAAAAGCGGTGTACTCTGTTGTATCGTCTGGTTTGTCATATGCACACCATGTACGATCCCATCCCCCAAAGTCGTACGATAATGGAAACTCTTTCACGGCCGGCATAGATACGGTCGTATATGTTCCAAGCTCAAAACAATGTATTCCATTATCTCTGTTGTGTGTTCTTGTTTCGTAGTTGTGAAACAGTTGGTTGACTCCTCTCGCATTACATCCGGCTAGAACACTTGGTCTTGATTGGTTATCGTCAATGTTATATATCTGGCTTGCTTCAAGTTGGTTAGAGAGTGGGTTTCCCCCAAGATAGAACCAGTTCGAAGCGTCATCACTTTGAAGTATAAAGAACTGTTCTTGTAATGTGACCGCATGAAATACCGCATAGATTCGACCGGTTTCATTTGTCCACATAGAGAACTGGCCTTGTGTGAAGTGATTATTAGTTAATCCCCCGGCTACGATTAAATCGGTTATCTCCGGGGGTGAAAAAAGTTTCGCTATGTCGATTTGGATTGTTGCCGATTCAAGTTCTAATATCTCGGCTTTCCCTGTTGCTGATATGTATCCAACAAAGAACGAGTTATTTTTCACGATAAGGTCAGGTCGAAAATATGCGAATGAACCACCGTTATTCGCAACGTGTACGAATGAACATCCGTTATCAGTAGAGACATATTGTAAGACTAAATCTGTTGAAGCGGGTGTCGTGTTGTGTGCGACCGCTGCGATGATTAAAAGAATCTCACCTCTTGACTCTGCAATTCGAATACGATTTATTTCATCGAATCCAGTGTTTCCAGTTCCGAAAGAACCAGTTAAATCGATGTCGCTTGGTAGACATGTTTTCGACTGTACAGACCATGTCGAACCGTTATCGTAACTTCGTGCGGATTGAAGATTCGCAGACTCTGAGCTCGCTTCCATGTACACGGCTAAGATTGAACCGTCCGAAAGTCTGCACATACCACCGTATAAAGTTGGAGTACCGGTCGAAGATTGCGTGAATATGGTTGTTGTAGTGATTCCACCGATAACACTTCTTTTCGATGCTCGTATTCGTCGTTCTTGACTGATTGCTGCTTCTTTGAACTGAAACAAGATAACCGAAGTTCCGTCATTGTTTCCGATTGCGTCCAATAAGATTGATTCATTGAGCGTGAATGTTGTTCCGTTGATCACTGAATCCCATCTAGCGATAGCATTTGGAGCGTCATATCCATAGAAGTCTGTCTCGTCATCTTCTCTCCATACGAAAGAAGCACGGCCGATATGTCCGGCTCTTTGTGTCTGTACTCGTATTGTATCGGTCGTGTCGTGTGTTCCTGTACTTGTTAAACCGAGATCATAGTCTCCACCCGGTTCAGGTTGTGCAGGTTGTGTATTGGAACTTGTATACGTAGATTCGGCCGACCATATATTTGATGAATCCATGTCATGTGGTAGAAGAAATCCTCTTAGATTATCCGGTGTTTTGTTGGTTCCCATGTCTACGGCTCCAATGATAATGATGGTGATGGTGATGGTGATAACGCTTAGTATCGACTTCGTCTTGTAGGTTGCATTTGTGAAAAAGAAGAGTTCGGATTTCGCAACGCTGATCGATTGTATCGGTCTAAGTGCTTAAACGGATTCATGACTATTATCTCCGGTTTTGTTCCTTGTCCATTTTGGAGACGATTGATTCCATCTTCTCCGAGTCTTCGTGTCGTTGCTCTATCGAGAACGGCTTCACCTGTTAGAAGAGTTCGGCTTTGTTCATCCGGTGCAAGAGGTTGCACGATACCCCCCATGTGAAGAGGTGGTTTTTGTGCGGCAACAACTCCAAGTTGAACCGCTCCACTCGCATATATTGCCGGAATCGCTGCAGGTGCCAAAGGGCCGTACTGAGCTGGGGCGGCTGCGACCGCTTGAGCTGTTGACATGATGATGTCGGCAACGGCTGCCGCTTGGTTTGCACGAAACAAAACGTTTATTAAATCTTTGTTTTGATTTCCACTTTCTGTTGCTAGTTGAAGACCGAATGCAAAAACATCTGTAACCGCTTTCATTCGAACGTTTTGCATAGCGACATACTGTTTTGTAGCTTCTTTGTCTGCTTTCTCTTTCTTTTTGTCTGCTGCTTCTTGTTCTTTCTGTTCTTTCTTTCGTAACTTTTTGCGAAGTTCTGCAACTTCGTGAAGACGTTGTTTCTCTACCTCGCTTTGTTCTTCAAGTAATTTGGCCGTAGCTTTTGCGGCTTCTTGGTCAAGTTCTGCGAGTTTCGTTTTGTCTTTTTGAGTTTTTGCGATTTTTTCGGCTTCTTCGAATTGCTTTTGGAGTAGTTCAATTTCTTTTTCGATTTCATTTTTTCGTTTCTCTGCGTTTGCGTTGATCTTCTCTTCGTCTCCAAGACGAGAGATTCGCATTGAGTCAATACGTTTTTGTGTCGATTCGAATGCTTTTGTACTGTTGTTTATTGCGTCTTGTAAATCTTTTTGCCGTTGGAGTGCGGCTTCTCTGGCTTTGGCTATTGCTTCTTGTCTCTTCGCTTCTTCTTCTTGTTCTTTTGCGTACTCATCTTGTAATTCTAAAAGTTCAAGCCTTGTATCTAACGTCTCTCTGTTTTTTTGTTCGATTTTATTTCGAAAATGTTGTTCACGTCCTAATTTATCATTTATCTCGCTTTGTAATAATACCATTTGAAACATACGGCCAGAAGCAGTTGATTTTAATCCTATATTGACCCGTTCTTCCTTTGAAGTATTCATCAATACTCGTAATCGTTCTTCTTCTTCTTCGGTTAGAGTGTGAAGTGCATGTTCGGCTTTTTTTGCGATTCTTAGATCTTCTTGACCTTTTTTGATAATCTCGTCTTGCTTCTCTAGTTGTTTCGATAACTGTTCATCTGCTGCGTCTCTCGCTTTAATAATCTCTGCGTCAAGTTTCGATGTTTGACCGGTGAAGACTTCTAATTCCATCGTTGCGTCACGATGTGCGCCTACAACTTCTTTCGCTATGTCTCTCTGTTTGGAGAGTTTGTCGTTGAGTTCTTCACTTGCTGAGGCTAAATCTTTCTGTCGTTGTTCGGCTTCTCGGCTTGCGCTTGTCAATACATGGTATCCCGCTGCGAGTAGGGCAACAGAACCAACCAATAATAATACGAGTGGATTACCTGTTGCCATAGAACGAGACAAAGCTCTAAAACCTTGACCAACAGTTCCAACGGTTGTCGCAAGACCTGCGAGTTCGGGCGAGACTTCTCCGACAACATCTTCCAACGAACCGAAAGCCGCTCCCATTTCACGGGATTGTGTCCGAAGATTTTTGGTTTGTTTTGCTGCTTTTTTTGTGGACTTTGCGACTTCGTCCATTGCTTTACTGTTGACTTTTGCGGTCTTCTTTGCTTCGGCTTGTGCGGCTTTCAATTCTTTTTTTAATCTCGCCATTTCCTCTTTGTTTATTTTTGCCGTCTTTTTCGATGCTGCTTGTGCTTGTTTTAACTCCTTTTGAAGTTCTCTCGTCATTTCTTGGGCTTCTTTCTTGGTCATACCCGGTATTTTAGATAATTGATTTTGAAGCGATTTAAGATTCGCTTTCATTTCAATTTCTATCGTTTTGTTGTAATCTGCCGGCATTTTTACACCCTATAATATTTTTGTTATTTCATCGCCAAGAGACTTTGCTATCTTATCTGCAAGTTTTCGAACTGGTTTCCACATTAACTCGTTTGCTATACGTGTACCGTATGCCATGTTCGTATCACTATTGACACCTACTCGTATCGCCCATGCATACGGAGCGTCATTGGCTAAAAATGCAACTAGTTCGAACTTTTCATTAACTCGTACACCCATTCGAAGTTTTCCTCGGGAGTCTTGCGACTTTGGAGACTTTCGAAAACTGTTGTCAGCGTTGAACTTTCCGGCCATGTCCATTTTTTCGATTATGACTCTTGCTGCGTCCGGTGTGTACTTTCCTGTATTGACCATCGCTGCGAATGTTCTTTCTTTGATTTGTGCGACTGTCTCTGGCTTTGCTCCACGAACCAACCATTTATCTCTCGCATTATCGAAAATCTTTGTGAACTCGTCTTCTAAAATTTTTTTCGTCTTCGGTGCTGCAAGGTCTAAAAGTTTGTCGACGTAGTCGAATCCACTTCCACGGAGTAACATGGAAATCTCATCGCCTTTAACTGATATCTTTCTCGCCATATCTTCTCCGATGGTTTTCTTTTGCTCGTCTAATCTTCTTCACATTATACCTTTTCAATCTATCTTTTGTTTCTTTGGATGTTTCATTCGATATTTGATGGTATGCAATAAGTTCGACTTTCGTTTCGCAAGGAAGAGACGAGAACCAATCGGGGTCACGATTCCAATAATGACAAATATCGAGCTCTAATCTTCGGAGTCCTCCGGCCGTGTCTGCGATAAAAAATCGGCTTTGTCGTCGACATCCTCCGTACGTGGCAATTGTTCCGACATATATTGGAGTATCTTCGTTCCGTTTCGGAGTATTGAACCGGTATCGATACCATTCTCTAACATCATATTAAGACAAATATGTCCGTATTCGCTAGGCTTATGTACTGACGGTCTGTATCTTGGAAGTCGCTCGTTTGCGATTGCTCCAATTGCGCCACTGCATATCCTTGCGAGTTGTGCCATATCGTCTCCACAATGTGTCCACGATACAACAAATTCGAAGCAAGTTGCCATGTTTGGGGGAACGGTTCGAACCGTTCCCCATTTACCGAGTTTTATTTCATCCATGTCTAGTCCTCACGATGATAATGATAATGATGGTGATAATGATAATGATGGTTTATGTAGGTCCCGTGTATACTACACCACCGTAACAAGTGAAGTTCAGGGCGAGCGTAGAAGGGTCTCCTTCTGTAAAAACTACATTGACGATACATTTGGAAAGTGTTGCTTTGTGGTCTGCGTCATCTCCGTTATCTGTTCCTTCTGCCGTATATTCGATGTCGATACAATACTCTTCGATTCGTGGTGTTCCACTGTTACCGGTCGAAACATTAGAAGCATAGTTTCCGGTCTTGTTTACAAAGTCCATAACTGATCCGGCTTGTGCGGAGTCGGTGAACTCTCGCATAAAAATCGTGAATGACCCGGTTGCACTTGCTTCTTGATCTCCTCGCCTGACGTTTGTTATCGCATGGCGATCCCGAATAATCACTTCTGCGTCTTTTGAGGGTGTAAAGTTGAAATCTCCACTCTCAAACTGGACGGTTAATGTATTGGTTGCTCCATTATCTTTTAAGACGATTTGGCCGTCCCTTCTCATTTTGGGTACTACGCTATAAGCCACGGTATCTCCTAGGGTGTGTGTGTTACTGTAAAGTTTTGTTGAATTAGAACATACTCCAAAGATTGAGCGAATGTTCTTGTAGATTGATTATATCTTATTTCGATCCCCGGTGTCGAAGCATATGAACCGAGTATCGTTTCGATGACTTCGACTTCTTTATCCATCGCATTATTATAATCTGTTGATATACTATGTGGGCGAATACGATATGCAAAGATTACATTAATATTTGATGACATAAAGATACGAGTTGGAACTCTTTGTCTCTCGTCCATCGATTGTGTTGAAGAGATAGAGACTGCGAACGCAAGATGAGCGAGTGTATTTTGTGAACGGTCGAATAGTTCCACGGGAAATGGAGACATTCGAAAGCCAGTCATACCATTGACTTTGGCGATGATTGCATTTCTAACACCAGAGAGATTCATTTTCTTTTCAAGAATCGGTTAGGACCCGGGGCGGTCAAGTATATAACCGGTCGACCCCGTGTTCTTTTGTTTGGTTCGTCTGCTCTCCCTTCATGATTCTCATCGTACACGAAATTAATTGCGTCATACTCTGCATTGTAGTGCGATAGGTGGGCATTCGCCAGATCGAGAAAACGAGCGTTTCCGGCTTGTCCGAGTGACGAATGAAAATCACGAAAGATTTTGTAGAGTGTCAAGTGTAACAACGTATCATGGAATGATTCCGGTGTTAATACAAGATACTCGTAACCCATACCAGTACGACGAACTCGTCTTAGAATCTCATACCATGACGAATCGATATACGTTTGATATGAAGACAAGCTCGCAGGACGAAGATTTCCAAGGTCTGAATACTCCGTTTCTAAGTCGGTATCGGAGACCGTTGGATACAGTCTACGCAATACCAACGAAACTGATCTTCGAAAGACGTATTCTTCACCGCTAATCGTAGCCGTCCATGATTGAACGTACCCTTCACCGAGATTCATAGTCGTTGGAAAGTGATTCGATGGATGTGTGTATTCCAATGTTCCACCACCAAGAACGGTCGCTACTGCGTCTTGTACGACTCCAACACCGTCCGGACGTATCAAAGTATACGTTGCGGCCGTTGGTTCAATTTGCGCTCCGTCTCTGTATATTTCAAGACGTGTCGTATTCGATACATTTCGCTCTAAGAGTTCGATGTATCGTATACGTGGTGCGTACGGTGTGGAGTCTGTTGACATGGTCTACTATGCTCCTGCAAGTACGATAGACCAATCTGTTCCGTCTGAAACGATAACGACACCGATTCCGGCCGACACTATGGATACAGTGGAACCGCCTGCGTCTTTGATTGTCAATGAGTGCGATAGTGGACGAATAATATAGAACAATCCGTCTTTGTGTTCTGGAAGATTCAAGTCTCTCGCTTGGTCAAGTGTGAGAAGATGAAATGTTTCGCTAGTGTCGTTTAATACCTTGTTTCCGGAAAGAGTTTCTTTGTTTACTCCCCCACGAAAGATCGGTCTATTGTCGAAAACGTATCCGTTGTCTGATCCGTATGCCATGTTAACTCCGTTGTTTTTTGCGGTTGTCGGCCTGTGTTAAGTGTTTTGCGAGCTCACGTTTTGCAGTGTCCATCGTTAATGGTTTACCTACTTTTTCGCTATGTTCTTTAATTCTTTTTGCGACACGATTAAAAGCGTCTCTATCGTTACGATTCATAATACTTGACTCCTTGTTTTTTTGCCGCTTCTGTCGCTTTGTTCATGTCTGCGAGTTTCTGTTCGGCTTTCGTTTGGTCTTTCACCGCTTGCGGTATGTGTGGCTTCGAAGAGTGCATAGTAATAATCTCTTGTTGCTTCATCATCAGACCGAAGAGTACTTGTTCGTGTGGAAGTTGTATCGCTCCATCTGCGACGAGTTCTCGTCGGAACTCTGCGAATGCTTGGTCGTCTCCAACCATGAAGACACGACCGCCAAGATTTTCGATTTTCGTCCATTTGTTGACCGTTAGTTCTCCACCGATGGCCGGATAAACACGAAGATAATCGTATCTCTCTGGGTCTATGATTGTACATCCATTGTCGGTCACTTGTAGTCGTGCGAGTCGTGTATCGGGATTGTCTTCTGTTCCACTGACTCCATTGACTCCCGGCTTCAATATAAGACGTGAAAACTTCGGAAGCCAAATCGGCTTTTTCTCTTTCTTTTTACCATCTTGTACATATTCCAAAGACCACGAAGTCGGATGATGAATATATCTCCAAGAAGAGTTCGCTTGTTTTGGTATTCGTTTGGTTACGCTTCGCTTGGACGCTTGCCAAGGTTGCGAAATGTTGTCGTATGACATGTTAAATCCTAGTGCCTGAGGTTTAAGAGTGACATAATCGACGACAACAGGCGACTAGAAAACTGCCGTCGATTATGCCACAAAGAATACGGCCTAGTCTACCGCAAGAAGTCGTACAATTCGGTTCTCATCTAGGATACTGACCGCAAGGTAACAATGCCCGATAACACTGGTTATCGCAGTTGAACCCGACCTTTCCAGCTCGACGACAACCTTATCCATTTCCATTGTTTCCGGTGCGCCTAGAATCTGAGGTACACCGTCAGCGTATCCGAGTGCGCCAGAATCGGCCATGAAGTTTTCGTAGTCTGTTCCATCTGTATCGATGTGAGAAGAACGATACACGTCAACTCCGAAAAGTTTTCCAACATAGCCAAGACCTTTCGCTGCAATCATTTCCTCGGTCGCTACCATTTGGCTGATAATGTTGTTTTGTTCTGACCTAAGTGATGCTTGTAGCTCGGTTAAGCTTTTTGGGTGGAGAACGCTATAAAAAGGCCCCGGTGAACCGATTTCACTGTCTGCACGTTCCAAGTCGTAAATACCTTCAAAAAAAGTAGATACTGACATAGTCGCACCGCTTGTACCTGTTCCATTAGTCGCTGCCGCTCCTGCTGCTCCGGTGAGTTCTGCAAAGAGTTTGTCGTATGAACCGGCCATAGATGCTGCGAGAGCGAATGGATCCGGCTCAAAGCGTGCATTTGTAGCGGTGAGATTCAAGAGGTCAGAAATGTCGTAACGAAGAGAGTATCGAGACGGTGTGATTGTAACGGAACCATCTTCAAGGGATGTATCGGATACCGCTTGGACTTCGGTACGACTTGCGAACGAGTCTCTTCCCATCAAGCCGATTTTTCGAACTTTAATGGAATCTGTTCCAAGACCATTGATACTCCCGATGTACTGAATCAATCCAGTGTTTCGAAGGTTTGCGGTGTCTTTTAAGAGTAGATTTATTTCCGCACTGACCATAGATGTCATGCGAACGTCAGACATTGACGAGTAGGTATTTGTTGCCATGATATTTCTCGTGGGGTGTAAAGTTTATTCTTTGCCGGGGGTGTTCTGCTGTTCACCGGTGCGACCGTCCCCACGTGAGCGATATTTTTTCGGCTCGTTTTCAGTATACACGTTTATTCGTATACGTGCAACATATACATAGTGGTGATGGTGATAAACGTTATTTTCTGCGATTACCTTTTCGAAGATTCGTTTTCGCTTTGACCACACGAAGATTTTTCTTTCCATTTGTTCCACCTTTAGAAAGTGGTTTAATATGGTCGACGTGTTTTCCGTCTCCCTTCTTGACGAGTCCGGCTTTCATCATTCGTCTTCGTGCGGTGTTTCTCATCGCTCTTTGACTTTTTGCTTTCTTGGATGAATGATATTTTTTGTATTCTTTTTTATAGTCTCTTGCCATGATGATTCCTATAGTAAAAAGGCCGGCCATTTCTGACCGACCATAAACAGAACGTTTGGAGAATGTCTATTTTAGAGAGAAGTATTTTACGACAACTTTGTCAGAACTTGCGGGCGCACTACCGAAAACTATGGTACATGTTCCACTGTTAATGGTTGAAGTATATTCATCTGTTCCACTTGGATTGGACGCAACACGATCCAAAAATAGACCGTTACGAAATACGAAAACGTCATCGAATCCAGATGGTACGGAGTTGGAAAGTGCAAACGATGTATCGTTTCCATTTGTGGAAAGAGTTTCACGTGTTGGTTCGAAGTTTATAGAAGAACTTGTGACCGCATTATTTGCAATCATCGCAGCGACTACCCCATCGTCTTCGATTTTCAATCCACTATTGTTTTCCAATCCACCTGAGCTCGCAAGTTGAACCGCACTACCGGACACTTTGTTCGAACTGGTGATTGTTGACAATTTAGAATCTGGAATGGAACCGGCCAACATCGCAGCAGTAACACCACCGGCCGAAATCTTCAATCCGGAATCGTCAGAAAGTCCCCCGGAGCCGTTGAGTTGAACCGCACTACCGGAGACTTTGTCAGCGGTTGAGATTGTCAACAACTTAGAATCTGGAATGGAACCACTTAATTTGGCGGGTGTAATTTGGTTATCTCCGACCATAACGGTCTCAATCCCATTTGCTTCGATACCAAGTCCGGAAGAGTCTTCAAGACCACCACCGCTTTTTAGTTCAACCGCACTTCCTGCTACTTTGTCGGATGTTGTAATTTGGTTGAGCTTAGAATCTGCTATCGAACCCGCCAACATTACATTCGTAATTCCACCGTCAGAAACTTTTAATCCTGAAGCATTTTCAAGACCCCCGGAGCCGTTGAGTTGAACCGCACTACCGGAGACTTTGTTCGAGCTTGTGATTGTGGAGAGTTTGCCGTCTCCAATGTTTCCTGCCAATTTATCAGCAGAAATGGAACCGGCCAATTTGTCGTTCGTGACTCCTGCGTCTTTCAATCGTAATGTGTCACTATTGATTTCGATAGAAGAATCATCCACGTTGACCGATAAAGTGTCGCCAGATTGAGCCAAACCGGATCCCGCAGTCACCTGCCCGAGGCCACTGAAGCGAACGTATGTAATTGAATCGGAATCAAGGGTCGAAATAGTCGCAGTCTGTACGAATGCTTGGTCGCTGAAAGTGTCACCGTCTGTAACGAAAATCGCCATCCCGTTCAGTTCTGCTGCACTGTCGCAATCTGTTGCCCGTGTCATCGCACTTGATGAACCATTATAAATCCAAACTCCGTTTTCGTCTGCACTGCTCTGAGCTCTAATCAAGATTCTCGCTCCACTTGAAACAGAATGATTATCGAATGCCGATACACCGGGATTCGAAAGATTTACATTGGCCGTACTGGCTGCGGCTGCCGGCTCTTTCCAAAATACTCCGGAACCAACGATTCCGTCAATATAGCCTTTTGTGGCCACGTCTGCCGAGTTACTCGGAACGTTTGCTCGTAACTGTCCTGTGAATACGAAGTTATCGGATAGGTCTAATTTGCTCGCTTCGATAGCTGCATTTGCGATTTGCGAAGTATCAACGGCTCCGCTTTTGATTTGATTACCGGCAATTTGAATGGCCATGTTATCTCCTAATTGTTTGGTGTATAGTCAATAGATAAGTAGTCGCCTGCAATCGTTGTAAATGTGAGTGTGAACGTTGTCGAAGTTGTCTCCGAGAATGTTTCGTCTTCAATCTGTCGTACTCCGTTGTAATATACTCGTAATGAACCTGTTTTGTATTCTTCTTGAACGGTGAATGTCGTTCGGCTTCCGTTGATCTGAGAAGTAAGATTTTCTTTTTTCATTTCTTCTTCATTTCCTATAGATACTGTATATATAAATCCGGCCATCGTCAATCCATATAGTGTGGTTCATTCTTCTAATTGTATGTTCACGTTACCGGAACCAGTCTTCGCAGATATAAAAATATTTTTTCGTTGCAAACCAGTGCCAAGACGAATCGGTAGAACGTTATTCGATGGAATAAAGATTCGATTCGTTGGAACGATTCCACCGTCTGTCGCTCCGTTTTGTGTTACATAAACCGTCAATGTCTCCGAACCAATCGTAATGAATCTCGCTTCACTTGGAAGTATTATCTCGGTTGTCGACGTGTCGACGGCTATTGTTTTGTAGTATGGGAACTCGTTTATTCCTCTTAGATTTTCGGCCATGATTAACGCTCTCTTCGACGAGACATCCATGCTTTTCTAATCTCGTCTCGGTTTTGTGCGTAGAACTCTGCGTCTTTTAATCCTCGTTCAATCAGATTCGATGGTTCTGGGGCTTGCCGTACACCGTTATTGGTTTGTGGTGCGGTTCGTGTTTCCACTTGTTCTAGTTGTGCGAGTTGGTTTTGTGTGGACGTATCGACATCCATATCGTTTGAAGTTTCGATGACTTCGGTTTGTAGATTTTGGATGTGTGGACGGAGTACCGTTGGAGCGGTGGAAGGGTCGGTCACAATAGAATCTAACCAATCGCCAAGATTCACGACTTCGCCTTTCTTCTTTCCAGATTGTGACTTTTCATAACTCCATTCGATTGCGTCCACGATGTCGGGATCGACGAGACCATGTTTCGACATAGCTTGGAATCTCGTATACTTCTGTTCGCTTTTCGTGAGTTGTTGTTTCATTGTTTCGATTTGTTGGGTCAATAGGTCGATTGTAGAATCGCTTTTTGATGCTTTCTCTAATCGGCTTTGAAGTTCTTTGTTCGCTTGCTCTGCTTCGTTTGCACGGCTTGCGACTTTGTCTACTCTTTGTTTGATAATGTTTTCGACTTCGCTTTTTTTGACGTATTCGATTCCGTCGATTTCTTTGGTTTCCATGGTCTAGTCTCCAATGATGGTGATGGTGATGGTGATGGTGATGGTGATAGTTTGTATCTACATAAGTTCTGCACGTTCTCTTTTTATTTTGAGAAGCATTTCTCTTGCCGTGTTTTCGTCGATACCGGGGTTTAGAATAATCATAGCGTCAATCGGTGAGATCAACGAAGCGTTGAGTTTCGCTAATACGTCTTCACGTGTTGCTTTGATTTCTTCTGGTGATTGTGGAACTTGTCCGTATTGTATACGATAATCGTTCTCCGGAAGATTCGTTCCTAAAAACCGATTGCATAATGCTGCCGATTTGGCGAGAAGTCGTTCATCGTAATAACTTTGTAATGGAGCATACCGAGCTGAAGCCTGTCTTTGTCCATCCCTACTGACACTCAACGAAAACCCACTTCGTATGTCTGCGGTTTGTTTCAAGACCGAAGAGGAAAGACCGGCAGCGGTTGCGACTTTGTATTCGTATTGTGCAATTGTTTCGAACATTTTGACGGGGTCTGCCCCCGGTTCGAACTGACCGACAAGCGGTTGACCGGTATTTTCGGGATCACTATAAAACATGAGAATCGAAGAAGGGTCGGTCGCAATCGCTGCACGTCTTGCCGTTAAATCTCCATTCTCTACGCCAAGTCCAGAAATATTCAATCCTGCAACATAGCGTTGCGGATATGAACAGTCTCTAATTAGGTGAATCGCCCATGATGTCAGACATGACGATACGAGTGAACCGTAGCATGTTTGGCTATTTCGAAACGTGTTCCACAAAAGACCGGTCTTTTGTGCGTGGTATAGTTCGACCGGTAGGAATGGTCGACCGTCTGCGTATCGATATGGATAATCGGCTCCACGATGTGTCGGGTGTCCCATAAACTTTTCAGATACATCCGCTCCGAGTGTTCCATCGTGATTGACGATATACATTCCGAAGACTGGCTCTTCCGGATTGCGAATATCTAAGACATCGGCCACGTATATTGGTTCGTCTGTTTCAGGGTCAATACGTAATCGAATCTCACGATAATATATCGGCTCGTCTGGATTGTCTGGACTTGATTCGCAGTATACATAATCCGGAGTCACGATTCGATAATTAAGACCCGGCTTATATGTCGGTTGTCCGATTTTGTGTGGTGCGACATCAATACGAACGAATGTTTCATTGATTGCGAGAATAAACTGTTGTGCCTGTTGCATGAGTGGAAAGAGACCGGCTCTCGTAACATATCCATCTGAACCGGTGAGCTCGGATATGTCTTCGCTATGGTGTACTGTTGGAGCCGTGTTGTATAATACTGCGAGTTGTCTTGAAATCTGTTCCAATACATTCGAAGACATATCGACCGGCCCTAGTGCAAGATAACGGTCAGCACTAAAATGCCGTAACATTTCCTCTTCAAGGTCGTCTTCATATGTACCCATGATGAGCCTACGTCGAAGGGCTTGGTGTTCAACTCTTCGTTGTTCTTCTGCGTTTGGCATTTGTGGAAACGGTGGGGGATTCTTCATGTTTGCTACCTTTGGATTTGGATACTATGGGGGCGAGTAACTCTTCGATCGATACATGAACTGACGCAATAGCGCATACTATCTATCGCATGACCGTGCGGGTCGGTTGAACGAGAAGAGGAAGACCTCTTCATTGTCCAATTTTTAATAGATATAATCAGTTGTTTGCAATTTGGATGAATGAAAAAGTGTTTTCTTGACATTATAGCATGGATTAGACTGGCCGTGTAATATACACTATGTCTCCATTTTACCGGTCTTCGAATGGTGAACGGTAGATTTCGTGGCGGGTATCCGAGTAAGGCTTCAAACCCTCGCATGAGGAGAATATTAGACATCTTAAATCCATCACGACTCCGTGTTGCATGGTGTGTTCCATCGCCTGTCCAGTGTTGGACTTGTTCTGGTCGTAGTCCGTTTCGTTTACACATTTCGATAATCGCTCTGACATGTGTTTCCGGTGGTGCTTGTCCGGATACATATTCATCTAACATGTAGATTCTTGGGTTGACCGGTTCTCTCATGTCGATACAAGCTAGTGTTGCGACTTGACTATTTGGCGACGAACCGTGGTCGATACCGATACAGAACTCGTACTTTCCACCGGGGGCAACAGGGTGCGATGAAATCATAGACGGGTCGAAGTTGTCGAAGATGACTCCTTCCGCTGCGACATCTAACGAAGCGTTAACTCGTTGCTCTCGGTCTATTGGTAAGAACGCTTCGACCATCGAGTCTATTTGGTCTTGACTCATGAGCGGTCGACATCCAATCGGAGTGGTATTCGCTTGGTTCAATGGAGCTCGGTGTACTGAGATTTTGTCATTTTCAATCATCTTTTTAAGATAAGAAATATCAACGTTTCCAACTGGTGTCAGACTCATCGCCACGATTCCTCTCGTACCGTTAGGGCCGCCTCTTGTAGTCCTTGCTATGCAACTATTTAGAGTCTCACTATTGACCGGTTCATCGATCACGACGAGTCCACACGTGCCAGATTCAAGGCCTATTCCTTGCGAAGCGGTCTTGATTCGAATAATAGCCCCCCCGTATTCCTCTTTGAAACGGACAATTGGGGCTAATCCCCTGAATCCAGTTCCTGCACGGAACTCGCAATCGTCCGAAAGTGCGTACTTTGGACATAAATCATAAAGTTTTTGTTGAATGATTCGGCTTTGTTCATGAGAATAACATATCAACCATGATTCTCTCGTTATGCCTTTGATTGTTGGATGTCTGCCTAGTGCATGCATTAACAATAATGCTGCACTCGCCCACGTTTTCCCGACTTGATTTCCATTTTCGGTTGCCCCCCGGTTCAATGAATGA